CAGTTGTTTTTGAAAACAGCGGAGACAGAGTTTTATGGGCAATGCAACACGGAGAAGACATACTTGAATACACCACTATTCTCTCACCAGAGAGTTAATAACGCAGTAACAGAAATATTGCAACAAATGCAAAGAGATAACTGGAAACCAGACTATGTGGTTGGGTTAACACGCGGCGGCTTAGTACCAGCAGTAATGATAAGCCACTTTCTTAAGTGCCGCATGGAAACTCTTAATGTAAGTTTACGAGATTTTAGCGAAGGTGAATCTAACTGGTGGATGGGCGAAGAAGCGTATTCGGCAGAACCTCCTAACATTCTAATTGTAGACGACATTAATGACTCGGGCAAAACTCTACAGTGGATTGCGGACGATTGGAAAAAATCAGCTGGCCCAAATCCAGCCACGCCAGACCCGTGGGGTGCAAACGTTCGTGTTGCTGTGCTGGTAAATAATGTTTCAAGTATGGTTACAGTGTCATATGCGGCCGAAAGCATAGATCGAAAAACAGACACCGCATGGAGAATATTCCCGTGGGAAAATTGGTGGACTAGTGCAGAATAAGATCACTATTGATTTAAACAACTTTGACGACGATGATCTTGCAAGGGCGTTAACAAGTGTTAACATGTTTAAACAAGTGGTAGCACAGTACCGGTTGGATATGTCCGATGAGTCGGCAAAAGAATTAACCAATGTGGTTGTTTCGCTGTCTAACTACATTAAGAACACTTGTCCTGAAATTGAAGAGTATTCTGTGTATCCGGACCAAACTGCCGAGTTAACGTTTAATAGTGAAGCAGACCGGCTTACCTGGAGTATGCGTTTTTTGAAGCCAAATAACCGATGACACATACATTTTATGATAACGGTGTTAGCAAACCCAACAAGATAAAAGTTATGTTTGCAGGATCGCCGACAGAATGGGTGGACGAAAAACAAATAATATTTCTGTGGTGTAGACAAAGAAACATAAATGCTTACCCAACCAGCTGGACAGTGGTAGATCACGGAACTGTGTCATATTGGGTAGTTAATGGCGACAGCCATCAAGTAGAATTTGCATTGCGATGGGGCATCTAACCATGGAGATGAGTATTTTTATAGCGACTAGTCGGGGCACAAATGAAATTTGTTTGTATCTATCAACTATTGCTTGACCCTGCACTAATTCAGTACCAAGTAGAAAACAGGTATCCAGAGATCAGTGTTTGCCGATTATCAGTAGAAGCTGATCTAATATTTTTAGCATATGGAATTACCAAACCGGCAGATAAGCTAATGCACTGTATAAAATATAACACCAAACCGATTGTTAATAGTACGTTTGTATGACAAAGTACATTTCTACTAGAATACCAAGCAATATAGACCCGGAGGAAGTTGTTATTATATCCGAGCGTTCGAAAACTGATGCTATCAATCAGAAATTCAAATACTGCCTAGACACTGATATCGACGTTGACTTTGTGTCGAGAGGCGCGGATGCCGATGGAGGTTGGACAGCCTTTCGGATAATTAGTAGTGCACACAAAGTACATTTTGTGTTAAAGTATATGTAATAAGAGATTAGGTATTAATGGCAAAAATTAAAGTATCAGAGTTATTTTATAGGATTCAAGGCGAAGGCAGGTACATGGGAGTCCCATCAGTGTTCTTGCGAACATTTGGGTGTAACTTTCAGTGTCAAGGATTTGGCATGCCAGCAGGCAAACTAAGTACCGAAGCAGACACAGTTGCTGAATCAGTTGATCAGTACCCGGACTATGATTCGCTGCCGCTGGTTAGTACTGGGTGCGACAGTTATGCTAGTTGGCACCCAAAGTTTAAACACTTGTCACCAGTGGTTAACACCGATGAAATAGTGGAGCAAATTGTTAACTTGTTGCCATTTAAAGAATGGCGCGACGAGCATTTGGTTATTACCGGTGGCGAACCGCTGCTGGGTTGGCAGCGTGCATACCCAGATTTATTACGGCATCCTAAGATGGCAGCGCTAAAAGAAATCACATTTGAAACAAATGGAACTCAAGCAATCACACCTGAGTTTAAACAGTTTTTATTAAACTGGAGTTTAGGTGCGCTGCACAGAGACCGCAACTGTTTAACATTTAGTGTTAGTGCTAAATTAAGTTGTTCTGGTGAATCAGCAGAAGAAGCTATTCAACCGGAGATTGTGCTAGGATGCGAACAGTTAGGGTACACTTACTTAAAGTTTGTTGTAGCAACCGAAGACGACGTTACAGAAGCACTAGCAGCTGCCGAACAGTATCGCGCAGCAGGTTTTAAAGGCCCAGTTTACCTAATGCCAGTTGGCGGAACAGTCGATCAGTATGTGTTAAACAACAAACGAGTTGCCGACCTGGCACAGCAACACGGTGTACGATACAGCGATCGTATGCAAGTAACACTATACAAAAATCAATGGGGAACATAATGAAAGCACTATGGAACAACATCACCGGCAAGACTCGAAAACAGCAGCAACAGTTGCATGAAGAAACACTGGAAAAAACTGTTGCAGCGGTAGATGCACTAAAAACAATGGTTGAAGAGTCAGAAGCGCAGCGCGAAAGAGATCTTGTGCAGTTGTTAGAACAGCATCAATCGGAACTCGACGAGCAACATAAAATTGTAGTTGAACTACAGCAACTGGTTCACGACCAAGAACAGTTACGCGCACAAGAGCGAGAAAGTGCACAAGAGCAGCACGAACAAGAAATGGATCAGTTGCGTGCCACACAAGAAAATGCTTCAGAAACCGAAAAAGTAGCAGCTACAGCAGCAGGCGAGCCGTGGGTGCGTGTTCTTAGTTTTGATGTAGACGAGGATAATCCCGACCAGGGTGCATTTGAAATAGACTGGAATGACATTTTCTTAGCCAAGCTAATTAAAGCTGGGTTTCAAGGAGCAGACGACAATGCTATTGTTGATAACTGGTTTAATCATGTGTGCAGGCACGTAGTTATGGAAACATGGCAACAAGAACAAGCAGATCCAGAAAAGCGCACTAACTCAAATCGTCGTGATTTAGGCGACGGTCGAACTGAGGTAAAATAAAATGACCACACAGCAACGTGTTACTCGCGCAGTTTGTTCAGTACTTGATTGCTCGGAGACCGAGTGCAGCGCCGATATGCCTTTGGTTGATCTCGGCGCTGACAGTTTGGATTTAATTGAAATTGTAGTTGCAGTAGAAAATGAGTTTGGCATGGAGTTTGACTTAGACAGCGTAGACTATCCGATGCCAAGCACAGTAAACGATATAGTTAACTGGGTAGAGCAACATGGTTAGTAGAACTTTATACCCATTAGTATTTAGACCGACAATAAGTTGGGACGGGTATCAACATCCTGCTCGGGAAGAACAAGATCTTGCACACGAATATATTGCGTCTGCAAAAATAAACAAAAACAGTTCGCCTTCGTTTTTGGGTAAAGATCTATTCTCAAACAACGTAATTTACGTAAGCGAAAGCGAAGCAGCACCAGTGCTGCTTCAAAGCCCATCATTGGCATAACAGGAATAAAATGGCACATTACTTATTGGTTGACACAGCAAATATGTTTTTTAGAGCGCGACACTCGGCACACAGAATGGCCAGCACTTGGGATCAGCTTGGACTGTCCATGCACATCACGCTTAGTTCGGTTGCTAAAGTATGGCGAGACACACAACCTACTCATGTTATTTTTTGTTTAGAAGGGCGTAGCTGGCGCAAAGACTTTTACCCTCCTTATAAAAAGCCCAGAGCAGTTGCTAGAGCAGCGCTTACTGATGCTGAAAAAGAAAACGAAGCACTGTTTTGGGAAACATACGACTCACTTACTGCGTTTGTTGCTGAAAAAACCAACTGCACAGTACTACAACACCCTGAACTAGAAGCTGATGATTTAATTGCAGGTTGGATACAAGCTCACCCTAATGATCAACATACTATTGTAAGTTCAGACAGTGACTTTTATCAGCTGTTGTCTCCTACCGTAAGTCAGTTCAACGGCATTACAAACGAAACACACACAGTTACTGGTGTGTTTGACGCTAAGAACCGCCCGGTGCTAAACAAGAAAACCAAAGAGCCCATTGTGCCTGATCCGTCGTGGTTATTGTTTGAAAAGTGTATGCGTGGTGATACCAGTGATAATGTTTTTAGTGCCTACCCAGGCGTGCGAACCAAAGGATCAAAAAACAAAGTTGGCTTGCTAGAAGCATACGAAGATCGTCAAAGCCGCGGGTTTTCTTGGAACAACTTGATGTTGCAGCGCTGGGTAGATCACAACCAAGAAGAACATCGTGTGCTAGACGACTACGAAAGAAATCGCACATTAATTGATCTAACAGCACAACCGCCTGAAATAAAAGAAAAGATTCGTGCTACCTGCAACTCAGTTGCTGCCAAAGACCGTGGTATGATCGGCGCATATTTTTTAAAATTTTGCGGCAAGTATGACTTGATTAAATTAAGTGAGCAATCCGCTGCTCACGCAGCATGGATGAGTGCTAAATACCCGGAGACAGCCAGTGATTGATCCAGTAATTGCAATAATGATACTGCTAACCATAAAACATTTTGTAGCAGACTTCTTGCTACAGTCAATGTGGATGGTACACAACAAAGGCACGTATGGTCATATCGGCGGGTTAGCACACAGCGAAATACACAGTGTACTAACTTTTTTAGTGTTGTTGCCGTTTGTTCCGTGGACATTTGCTGCTGTGCTGGCTATGTTTGATATGATAATACACTATCATGTTGATTGGGCGAAAATGAATCTTAGTAGAAACTTAACAGTGGATGATCGCAAATTTTGGGTTTATCTTGGACTGGATCAAATGTTACACACATTAACTTATATTGCAATAGCAGCTGCTAGCTACTCGGTAATTTATGCTTAAATACAGACCAGCACTGCTTAATATCACAGTGTACGCAGCATTCGCATATGGTGTGTATGCGATTCCGGTAGTATGGTGGCCTGCTGTAATAGCACTTGGTTGGTTGTGTTCGTTGCTGGGAAATTCGGTATTGCTACATCGGTATTATACTCACCAGCAGTTTTCACTAAGCAGAACAGCAGAATTAGTATTGTTGCCGGTATCAGTAATACTAGCAATAGGCAGTCCAATTATGTATGCCAGTATGCATCGCAGTCATCATGCACACCCGGATAGTGAACAAGATCCTCATAGTCCTAGCCGGTTAGGATTATGGGCGGTGGCACTTGGCTTGTGGGAATTTAGGTCAACTGACTACTTTGCAAAAAAACAATCGCGGGTGCCAGCAAAGCTAATAAGAGATCCACTACAGCGAAAAATACACAAGTATTACTACACCATTTGGTTTACTAGTGCAGCAATAACTGCAATGATCAGTTTACCACTTGCAGCAGTTATATTTGGTTGGGTACCAGTGTACCAAAAGATTTTACAAAATCTAGTAGTAAATGGTATATGCCATCCTACCGCAGATGTTATTTGTGACTATCCACAGCTGGGTTTTATTACAGCAGGCGAAAGTTTACAACTAAGTCATCATGCAACACCAGGCGAAAGCTTGCCGGTGTCGTGGGCACAAGATCCCACACAGTTAGTTATAGGGGTACTTAAACAATGACAATACAAGCAAAACCAGTAATTAAAAACCAGTACTGGACTTTAGAAAGCAATGGCACGCACATCGGTGCTGCCATGAAAAGCAAGTATGGAGTCACTGTTATACGTAATCGTAATAGAGAACAATTTAGCAGTTGGCGTGAGTTTGTTGACCAACATGCAGTAGTCGAAAGCAGCGAAACACCTGTTACTACAAAACCAGCAGGCACAGTGTATGGTTTTCCTTGCGAAGACAAACCACATAACCCGCTATGGCATGTACAGCAACAAGTGCCAGTGTTTACAAAAACTGCAAAAAGTGCCAGCTACTTTTGCGCAGGCTACTACATTATTCGATTTGCAAACAGTTGGGCGCGTGCATACTGCCCTAAGCTGCGAACACTAAACAAGTATCAGTGCCGCGGACCGTTTACCACGCTCACAGAAATGCAAGAACAGTTACGAACAGCAAACCGCGATAATAGACTCAACTCTGGCAGTTAACGGCATACTTATTGGATAAATAAGTAAACAAAAAGGAACATAATGAGTAGGCCAAAACCAGAAGTAATTGCAGAACACGTAAACAAACACACCTACAAAAGTGACCAAGTGTTGCGTAGCACAGGCATATGGGCTGTGTTCTACAAAGGCGAACCTATTAACTTAAAAACACAAAATATACTGGTTGCATACCCCGGGCCCAAGTATAAAAAAGTGTCATTTAGCAACAGCGGGCACGCCATTAATTTGGCTAAAAAGTTAAACGAACAGTTTAAAACTGACAAGTTTACTGTGGTACTGTTGTCCGAAGGTGATCAAGTTTACCCGTGACACAACAACAAGAGTGGCAAGCACGCATTCTGCGAGCAGTACTGGAAAATCCACGAGCACTAGCCAAGTACAATACTCTAACAAATCCAACTGCACCTAGCACTTGGTGGCACAATCCTTCGAACCACAATAGTTTGCGACTAACTAGATTGGGCTTTGCTATGTTACACACACACTGCAAATGGGAAACGTGGGAATTCAGCTATGAACAACTTACCAATCGTCAATACTTACAAATGGAAAGGCACTTTGACCAGCTGTATTTTTTGGTTACTAGCGGCCTAGAAAACCGCATACATTTGTTTGACCAGTCCGCTAGTCTCATGCTAGCATTAAACAATAACAACCTTGCTGACTATTTAAACGCACTAGACGACAGCGCGTAATTTACCAAAAAAGTCGAAATAACCGACTACATCTGTTATAAATAACTACTGATTTAGGCCTTATGGCTAGATCATTTATTTGCTTAATAAAGGAGTAAACATGAACGCAAAACCATTACACAATAGAGTGGTTGTAGAAACGCTCGACACTGCCCGCGAAAGTAAAGGCGGCATCATTATCCCAGATAACGTGGCAGAAAAGCCAGACCGAGCACGAGTAGTTGCAGTAGGCCCAGGACGCAGAACTGCTGACGGAGACCTAATTGCTATGACTGTAAAGCCTGGTGACGAAGTACTGTTTGGACGCAACAGCGGCCACGCAGTAAAGATTGAAGGTACCGAGTACCGAGTTATTGTCGAAGACGACATTTTTGCCATTGTAGAATAAGGAGACCGTAATGACAGCAAAAGACGTAAAATTTGGAAAAGACGCACGACTAGAAATGATTGCCGGCTTGAATATTTTAGCTGACGCAGTAAAAGTAACACTGGGCCCTAAAGGCCGTAATGTCATCTTAGATAAAAGCTATGGTGCACCAACTGTGACCAAAGATGGTGTAAGCGTAGCGCGAGAAATTGAATTACCAGATCGGTTACAAAACATGGGCGCACAGCTAGTAAAAGAAGTTGCTAGCCGCACTGCCGAAACAGCAGGTGATGGTACTACCACAGCAACCGTACTAGCACAAGCTATTGTTCGCCACGGCGAAATTGCAATTGCAGCGGGCATGAACCCAATGGATCTGAAACGCGGTATCGATCGTGCTTCGGCAGCAATTGTCGAGCAGTTATCCGCAATTGCCCAACCGTGTACCACCCGCGAAGCCATCACACAAGTGGGCAGCATCAGTGCTAACTCAGATACCGAAATTGGCCGAATCATTGCAGAAGCCATGGAACGAGTTGGCCGCGAAGGTGTTATCACAGTAGAAGATGGCAAGAGCCTTGGCATGGAATTGGATGTCGTTGAAGGTATGCAGTTTGATCGCGGTTACCTAAGCCCTTACTTTATCACAGAAGTAGAAAAACAAACAGCAGTACTACAAAATCCGTTCTTGTTAATTTGTGACAGCAAAATTAGCTCAATTCAAGAAATTCTTCCTGTGCTGGAACGAGTGCGTGCACAATCACGCCCACTGGTTATTATTGCAGAAGAAGTAGAAGGCGAAGCGCTAGCAACACTGGTAGTTAACAAAATGCGTGGTGTAATCGAAGTAGTTGCTGTTAAAGCACCTGGCTTTGGTGACCGTCGCAAAGACCAACTAGAAGACATTGCTGTGCTAACAGGCGGGCAAGTTATCAGTGAAACACTAGGCATGAAAATGGAAGACACTCAGCTAACACAGTTAGGTGAAGCCGACCGTGTTGAAGTTAGCAAAGACAACACCATTGTGGTAACTGGCACAGCAGCAACTGACACTGTTACTGCCCGTGTTGAAGCAATTCGTGCTCAAATTGCAGAATCAGAAAGCGAGTACGATAAAGAAAAATTGCAAGAACGTGTTGCCAAACTGGCCGGCGGTGTTGCAGTTATTAAAGTTGGCGCAGCCACAGAAACTGAACTAAAAGAAAAACGTGATCGTGTTGATGATGCACTACATGCTACACGTGCAGCTGTCGAAGAAGGCATTGTACCAGGCGGCGGTGTTGCACTGGTTCGTGCAGCGCACAAACTGGAAGTAGCGTGCGACAACGAAGATCAGCGTGCAGGCGTAAACATTGTGTTACGTGCTATCGAAGAGCCACTTCGTACCATTGTTAGAAATAGCGGCGGGTGGGCAGATGCAGTCATTGCAGCAGTTGTTGCAGAAACTGGCAATTACGGTTACAACGCTGCAACTGACAAGTACGGTGACATGATTGAAATGGGCGTGGTTGATCCTGCTAAAGTAACTCGCTGTGCACTACAAAACGCAGTAAGTGCAGCCAGCATGTTGATCACAACTGACTGTGCAATTGTGTCGTTGCCAGAAGACAAAAGCAACAACGGGCATGGTCACATGCCAATGATGTAACTGCCAGCCAGTTACTACTCCAAAAAGCACTGTTTCGGCAGTGCTTTTTTTTGACTGATAAATACATTATATTTCAAGGATACAACAAATGCAATACGTTTTAGTTCACAAAGGCCGCGTGCTGGTAGGACCACGAGATTGGAACCGTGCTATGTATAACATTGCACTGCGCCGTGTTGGTGTTGCAGCAAACATACCGCGCACACCACCTGCACAAATGCCACTGCCGGTAGCAGAAGATACCGTGGTTTACCTAGCAGAAACTACACTGCCGGAATACCGCCCTTTAATTGAATACCCACAAGGACCATACTGGGCATTTGACACGGGCACTGCTATAGGCACATATGATGTTATGCTTAAACCCATTGCTGCTATCGCAAATGATTTAAAAACTCAAGCAGCCGCTGAACGTTACCGCCGTGAATCACTTGGTACCACTGTAGAAATACAAGGCACTACTGTAACTGTTGATACTGCACGTGGAGAGCGTGACGTGTTTGTGCAAAAGTATTTGTTAATGGGTGATGCAGACACTATTGGCTGGAAATTTCCAGAAGCATGGTTAACACTAACACGTGCTGATCTTGGTAGTGCTGTAGCAGCAGGTGCAGCATATATTCAAGCACAATTCGACTGGGAACGCACAGTCAGTGAAGAAATTGACGCCATTACTGTACACGAAGACTTTTTAACAGTGGACGTGGGATCACCGGGCAACGCAGGAAGACCTCAACAACCATAAACACCAAACCCTGCTGCTACTAGCAGGCTTTTTTGTATCCGCATAAATACTACACTACACATACACACGGGAGATATGGAACGTGGCAGATAAGAATTTTGTAGTCAAAAACGGCCTCACGGTTGGGCCCTTGACTATTGACGCAACAACCGGAATCATACAAGTCGACGGAGAAGAATTTGCAGGCGGACTAGCCGGCACAAATTTTGCTTACGTTGCAGCCGAAGGAACGCCCACCGAAAACGGAACTGCTCTTGCAGACGCTTATGCCGCAGCAGTATCGCCTGGTATAGGAGAACCCCACTATCAGTTATTGCTTGCGCCCGGTGTGTATGAACTATCCTCTACCCTAACACTAAACAAAACCAGAGTTGACATTAACACAGTAGGCGGCTTACCTGCGTTAGTTTTCTTGCCTTCTGCAACAACAACTTCGTTGCACATCACCGCTGATGAAGTGGAAATTAATAATATTACATCAACTGGTATTATAGCAATTGGTGACGACCTAACTGACCTAGTAATGAAGGACTGTACTGGTGGTCAGTACAGTTTTAACGGTTTGCCTATAGACCTTGGTGGCTCACCAAGCATTACTGCTATTACACTAAGTGGCACTTTTATTAACTGTGTGTGCACTAGTGGTTCTGCGTTTGGCGCAGATGGTATTGCCAGTGGACAATTTGAAAACTGCATAGCAGGAGCCAACAGCTTTGGTGCCAACTTATTTTCTACTGGCACAGCCAGCGGTGTGTTTACAGAGTGTATAGCAGGCGCTAACAGCTTTGGCGGTACAGCATCAGGAACCTTTATTCGGTGCTCAACTGGTTCAGCTGCTGGCTTTGCAAATGGTGCAACCGCCAGCGGATACTTTCAAGATTGTACAGCAGGTGCTAACAGTTTCGGTAGCGTAGCCAGCGGTGACTTTATACGTTGCACCGCTGGCACCGGTTCATGGACAGCTGTTACTGGAGGCAGCTTGTACAATTGCCGTTTACTATTAGGTGAGTTTGCTGTTCCTACTGCCAGCGGTATAATTGTTGCTTGTATTGATGGCAACAACGACCAAATATTTTATACTGGAGTATAAACATGATTAAACTAAGATTACACAACAACACGTGGGAACGCGGCACGTCAATAGAAACCGGCCAGTCAATGACTGTTGGCAACTACACTGCTATTCAGTACCAAACCAGTTGGGAACCTGCTAGCCCAGAGTTAACCGAGCGAGCACAAGCCGCTTATGTTGCAGCAGTAGGCACTGACCACAAAGACCCTAGTTTTAAGGTGATCACAGCAGAGTTTACCATAACCACACGTGACCGCATCACAGGTGTAGTAAATTATAGATTGCGCGGCGAGCACAAACAAGCGAGAGTATAAGTGGCAGTAGTAATTAACGGGTTAGTTGAACAAATACAAGCGGCATTAAATAACGGTAGCCTAACAGCAGAAGAAATGGCAGCTGTTGCCGGTGCCGCTAATAAACTGGATGCTGCCCGTACCTACACAGTTGCAACTGAAGCCGATTTACCTCCTGCAGGTCCAAATACTGGTCGTTTTGTGTATGTAACTGCCTTAACACAGTACCGGTACAGCAACGGCACAGCATGGCTTCTTGGCATAGACAGCAACTTTACTGTGCTTGAGTCGCGTGTGTGGACCTGGGGCAGCAACAACCGTGGCCAGTTAGGCAACGGAACCATCACTGACAGATCAAGCCCTGGTACTACTGTTGATGCTGGTATTAATTGGCAGTCAGTAACGGCCGCCGGAAACAGATTTTCTAGTGCCATTAAAGCCGATGGTACATTATGGACTTGGGGGTCGAACTATTACGGCGAACTAGGCGACGCGACTACTACATCAAGGTCAAGCCCGGGTACCACAGCAGGTGCGGGCACTACATGGACGCAATCTTCTTGCGGTAGCGTTAACACCGCAGCTGTAAAAACAGATGGTACCCTGTGGACTTGGGGTAGTAATAGCACACTTCAGCTAGGTACCGGTAGCGCAGTAAACACAACATCAAGATCAAGCCCAGGTACAACAGCAGGTGCAGGCACAGACTGGCAAACAGTGTCAGTTGGATCAGGTCACATGATAGCGTTAAAAACTACCGGTACGTTATGGGGATGGGGCAACAACTCAAGTGGGCAATTAGGCGACGGTACTGCTGCATCGAGGTCAAGCCCTGTTACTACAGCAGGTGGCGGCACATGGGCACAGGCCGCTGCCGGCGATACAAAATCAGCAGCAGTTAAAACCGATGGTACACTGTGGACTTGGGGACAAAACAGCAGCGGGGAACTAGGTGATGGCACTACAACTTATAGATCAAGTCCAGTATCTATAGCAGGCGGCGGCACAGATTGGTCTTATGTAGGCACTGGCCACAACACAGGTATTGCTATTAAAACAGATGGTACTCTTTGGACCTGGGGAGTTAACAATTTCAGCGGATATGGTGGCTTTTTAGGCGACAACACTTCTATTAATAGAAGTAGCCCAGGCACAACAGCAGGCGCGGGCACTACTTGGTTACAAGCCACAGCAGCTGGGGAATGCCACCGCATAGCACAGCAGTAAAAACAGATGGCACACTGTGGACTTGGGGTCGTAATTACAATGGGTGCTTAGGGGTCGGTGATGTAGTTGCTGTTTCTAGTCCAGGACAAGTAGGAACAAGCACTGCTTGGACGCAAACAGGCGCAGTAAGATACGGCACTATTGCATTGAGTCAGGAAACCTCAGGTTTTTAATATGAATATACAAAACTTAATCAACTACATTAACAACCAATTAGACTTGTCTACCTTACTGCACTAGAAGTAGCACAGTTAGCAGGTAGTGCTGCTGCAATTAAACAAACTATTACCGCAGTTGCACAAGACAGTGACTTGCCACCGGCTGCTGACAACACTGGTAGGTTTATTTACGTTCGCAATATACAACGTTATCGTTACAGCAACGGCGTAGAGTGGACAGCCGACGCAAGTAGCGAACAGGTAGTAGTTAGCCAACTATGGATATGGGGCGAAAATTTTAGTGGTGTAATTGGTGACGGTACATCCATCACCAAGTCGAGTCCAGTTACCACAATTGGTGGCTTTACTAACTGGTTACAAGTTAGTGTTCAATCAGGCACTACCGGCGCAGTACAAAATGATGGCACGCTATGGACCTGGGGAAATAATATCTATGGTCAACTAGGCGACGGTACCACTACTTCTCGTTCAAGTCCGGAACAACAGCAGGCGGCGGTCTTAATTGGACACAAGTTTCAGTGGGCAGCGGAAAAATGGGTGCTATCAAAACCGACGGATCATTATGGACTTGGGGTAACAACTACGCCGGTGCATTAGGCGACTCGACCGCTACCAACCGATCAAGCCCGGGCACAACAGTTGGTGGAACGGCCGATTGGTCACAGTTATCGGTTGGTTCATATATCATGGCTGCTGTTAAGACCGACAACACATTATGGACCTGGGGCAGTAATAACAGTGGGAGACTAGGTGACGGCACTACCACTAACAGATCAAGCCCGGGCACTACAGCGGGCGCAGGCACTGATTGGGATTATGTGTCTATTGGTAATTACCATAGTGTTGCAATAAAAACCGACAACACATTATGGACTTGGGGAGGCAATAACAGTGGGAGACTAGGTGACGGCACTACCACTAACAGATCAAGCCCGGGCACTACAGCGGGCGCAGGCACTGATTGGG